GCACCCTCGTTATCGTCTTTTTGTTTATACCCGTTATTTAACAGCCAACGAGCCAATACGCTAATTTCATGTGCATAATCTCTTGTTTCGTTCATTGTCTATCATCATCCTCAAATTTAATTGTATCGGCTTTTACGTCCACATGCTCTAGCATCTTGGTTACGTTGGTATGGATGACCCGTAAAAACTTCTCTTGCTTATCAATCTTTAAATTTGTTTTTTCTAGATCTTTTTCATGGATTACAACATCTAATTTTTGCTTTGCAACTACGTCAACATACATTGTGCTAGCACGCGTATAAAACCAATAAGCACCAGCACCAAAAGAAGAGGCTATAGCAATGGCCATTATTAGATTTTGAAAGATGTTTTTAATCCACCACACGGCGCGTTTTTGCTCGCTCCATGTTCTTTCGTTTTCTTTTGATATTATTACAGTGTCCATTTGGCGCACCTTACATTATTATACCGAAAAAATAAATAAATACTTAATAAAAACGTGCAGTTTGTCTCTCGCGGAGCGACAACTAAGGAACAATTATCGCCTGTTTCCCAACCTCAAGATTTCCAACCTTGTCATCAACATAGCCAGAGTAATTGACAACGGCCTGTAGCTTCTGTTCGCCTTTGCCGTTCTCAACCAATTCAAAGCTAAAATCACTCCACGGCACTAAGCCATTGGGTAGCAGGTTATCGATGGCAATAGTCTCCGCTTCTCCTAAAACAATATCACCACAAGCTGCAAGATGAATAGGTTTGCCTTGACCATTCTCTGCAATAATTCGTGTGCATTTAGACTGGTCTCCAATGATATCTTTAACTTTTTGTGACGTCTCAAGGTCATGTCGTACTTGATTTTGATAAAGTACTTTAACGTTTTTAGCAGGGATTAAAACGCCTGTTGCTACTCCTGCTGCAAATACGGTTGTTGATATAATTCCAAGTTTAGTTTTTTTCATTTTAAAATTCCTTATCTAATAACTGCTGATACTTCTACCCAGCAAGTACCCACAGCATCATAAATAAATGTTGCTGTACTGTAACGTGTCATTGCTAAAGTTGTCCCTGCAGTTGGTATTCCTGCCACGGGGCCAGAAACCTTGGAGCAATAACCAGCTCCTGATTCCTCCAAAATAGAAGTAAGATTTGCACTGTTATTAAAAATATTAAACCATTGGTTTGCGACCGCATTTGCAGTTCCTAATCTGGCTTGACACCCATCAGTATCTGAACATGTAAAAGCTGTTCCTGGTACTATTACATCATTTGCTTGACCCAATGCTCCAGTTAAAATTCCAACATTACAAACCGGAACCCCTGCTCCTGCAGCGCAAACATAATCAGCCCCTTCATATAATTGAAATCGTGGTTTACCACTTGGTGTGTCTCCAAAAATAGTTTCCTTTGCCTTTATAACTACCTTACCAGTATTTGAGTTTGCAGTTGGTTGAACCGAAAAAGAATAAGCATTTCCGCTAGCAGGCGTCGCTTGCCAACTCGTTGTTCCCATCATAATATTCCCAACAGTAGAACAATCTTTACCGCCAAAAATTGCCATCGAATTATCGTAAGATGTATTTGCGGTTATACACCAACCCCTATCCGATGCTGCATTTGACATTGCAATGCTTCCAACAAGTGGCGATGTTACCTTGCTATATGTGGTAGCTCCTGGCTGATAAATTTTAAAGCTTTTTACAACAGTATCTCCTTGTGTACCTGTAGTTACAGCAATACGAGCTGCTACGCTTGTTGCTATTCCAATAATTCTAGCAACTCCAACCTTAGGAGTTAAATACACATACACTGTACTTGCCGTAGCTGTCATTTTAGGACTAAGTGTTGCATTTGCATTAATTGCGGTAGCAAGGTTTGTGGCTGTTACTGCTAGCTGAGTTGCAGTATCATCACTTCCCAAAGCGAAATCAGTTGTGCTTGCAAGAGCTACAGATACTCCAGTTACTGTAGTTGTTACGGTTACGGCACCCAATGAGTTTTTAACCATTGTATAATACTGCGTTTGAATGCCTCCAACAGCGTACAAATCACCACCATTTTTATTAGTAGCAGCTTGTGAGTAGGCATTTGCACCAATGTAGCTACAGTCGGTTGCTGCTGTGTCGGAGGTCATGGGACCACAGTAATTATAATCTGTTAGAACTTCTCCGCTTGCAGAAGAGCTACCACCACTTACAGCATAATATGGTCCAGCGAATAAATTAAACGGAATAAAAAACAAAACAAATATTAACTTTTTCATAATTTTATACCTCTATTTGCAATGAATGTAATAACAAGCTGCATCAGAGTTAACATTTTTACACGCCACATAGCGAGTCTCTGCGTCTGTTGCGAAGTCAAGCCACGTACCGCTAGGGACAATCATGTCACCAGCCGCTGCGGTTGGAGCTGTTGTTCCCCAACGCAAGTAAGAAGCATCGGAACAAAATAACAAATAACGCGAGTCTTGAGTTAGTATCGCGCTGCTAACACTGGTAGTATTAGAGCAATCTATTGTGGTTGCTGCTCCAATGGCAGGCACGCAGGCTCTGGTAAATTCTCTAAGACTTAAAGCCGGTGATGTGTTTGGTATTGCTCCAACATAGGTAGCTACCAACAAGCATACACCAATAAAAGCCGAACTGATTAAAACTGCATTTTTCATAACAATCTCCTTTAAAAATTAAAATGATAAACTCACGTTATTCGTTATTGTTCCACTGGTTGCAGCAGTTGCCATACTCTCAAATATGTTAGATGATTGCATTGCATTTGCGTGGTTGACCAGTGTCATTCCATACGTGCCATTTTTTAAATAGTTACCGACCAACAAGATACCATTTACATCCGTGCCAGCTGTTCCCTGTATCAATATATTTACACCACTATCATTTGCACGCATAAGCATGTTACCACCATGTATCATGATATTATTAGCAACACCTAAAACATAAATAGTCTTATCTGCTGAATTGATTTCATTGCCGTAAATATTAAGACCCACCAAGGCTTCACCAGCACCAAAAGTTAAAACTGCATTTATGCCAATTGTGCAACTTACAAATTTATTACAACCACAATCAACATATGCAGCCTTAATAAGGCTAAATGGTGTTGCGCTCATGGTGTCAATATTGTCTTTTACTGTGGCCTTACCATAGTTGGTTGCTATCTCTGCACCAATACCACCCAGAGTTGTTCGCATTATCTTATTGCCGCAATATTCAACATCAATTTTAATTGTCTCAAGCGCTGTTTGATCGAAGTCAAAAACAGTATTTGAGTTGGTGCTTGAGTCTGGTGAATGGTCAAGCATATAGCACTCGTTACGATTAAATTTAAGATACATTCTTTCAGCAGAGCTATTTAATGAGTATTCAATATCAACATTACAAATAGGGCTGGTGTATGATATTGCATGGGTTACAGCATTTGTACCGGCAATTTGATAAAACTTATTGTCGTGTATGTTTACATTAGGGCTACCACAAACAATCATGTGACCAATACCGTCAAAAATTGAATTTTTAATTTCTATATTTCTACAATTTTGTCCTATTGTTATTTTTTCATTTGTATTGCTTACATAACCAGCAAGCCACAAATCAGAATATGTTGAAACCATTTTTATATTATTAAAAATAATATTGAATGGGTTACATGCTGCATAAACACCTTGTGATATTGTAAGAACATTATCTTCTATGTCTGCAATTTTTGTTATACCACAACTGTTAAATCCATTAAAATAAACATTTCTACACCCAACAATATACATAAAATCGGCAATACCGTCTGTAGCTACTCCACAAGTAACATTATTAAAATATACGTTATAACATCCGTCCATGCTTCCAACATTAAAGGAATTAGTTGAATTTTGTGCTGTGGTTGTTTTATGTATTCTTACATTATTAAATGTAACATTTTCGCAATAATCAAAATCAAATACTTTTTTGTATGTTGTTTCAATTTCAACATTATCAAAAGTTATATTCTTAACAGGTAATATCCTATAAATAACACACGATGCAGCTGCATAATTATTTATAAGCATGTCTTCAATAGTAATTGTACCTCCAGAACTAGAATGTACTTTGTTTAATTCGCCATTTGGAGTATCCGTTATTGATATCATATCACCAGCAACCAGAGTAGTTGTCCCACCCAAGAATCTACTTCCAATATATTTATTGAGTGTAAGAGAATTTGAAGAACCCGTTGTCCCTGTTGCGAGTATGGTTGCTGTTCCGGGGTTGCTTGTTGATGTAATAAGTAGTTTACCGTTTTCAATCGTAATTCCGCTTTTCATTACCAGGGTGGTATTAATCTTAAATGTCTTACCAAGCAAATCAACAACGCACGTAGCTGCATCTATTGCGTCTTGAACCTGTCTTGTTTCATCGTTTGATCCATCACCTATAGCACCAAAATCCAATGGGTTACTGGCTATCTGGTGCAATCTGGAGGTAGTTTGAGAAGCTGTTGACCATACAGAATATTGATTGTCATATGTTTTAATTACCGCATCAGCTGCATCGGTCAAAATAACACAATATCCAGTTTCATCCTTCATGTAATAATCAGCAAAATACCCGTTACCATCGGCAACCAAAGGGTTAGTGTTTGCGTGTGTTAATGCTTGATCTGAATAAGTATCAAGTTTAACAGTTGTACTTCCAGCAACAAAAAAGCAAAGTTTAGCACCAGCAATAGGATTGCCGTTTGTATCTAAAGCGCGTTGAATGAAAAATCCTTGATTACTCATTGTGGTTGCTCCTGATTACCTATAGTGTTTTCTCTTGATAAAGTCAAAATTCTAGTAAATTGTCGTAAAAAATTCTCATTTAACATTAATCCATAATCAATTACGCCTTTTTTATTCACTAATCCCAAAAGTGCATCTCTAGCAGGTTTATTATTCAAAATCATTGCTTGTTCTTCTGGACTAGTAGTTACCACAGCCCTTACTTTATCAGCAATAGCCTTTATTGAACCAGTACCCCAGATAGATGATTGTTCTGCTGTTTGAGAGCCGAATTGACGACCCATGTTTGTTAAAATTCCAGACGCATTTATTATGTCTTCAACATTTTGTTTTATATTTGGTTGATCTGAATACAATGTATATAGTTTTCTTTTTAATTTATCATTGTTTAAAACGCTTGCAAGTTTTGCATCAGAATAAGCCATTCCTTCTTTTCCTGCGAATGAACTCGGGCTTGGCTCTGCCTTTGTTAATATCTCACCCAAAATAGAAGCTCTAACAATATCATGTTTTTCTGGGTCTACTGCCTTAATCATGCTCATTACTTTTTTAACTTGGTCTGTACTTGTAGAAGGTGACGCTAAGTCCTGTATGCTTTTTTCAATATTTTCTGATTTATTACCTGATTGCTTTAATATTTTTTCTGCTAAATTGGTTCTTACATCATCAATTGCTGCAGAATGTTCTGCATATGTCTGTCTTGCCGTATTTATTGCATCTGCAATAGAACTATCGTTTGAGTTTAATGCTGATTCTTCCATATCTTTATTTAGTGCGCCATATAATTGACCAGAAATACGTCTTGATTCTGCAGTATCCATATCTTTAAATACTGATTCAGAACCTTTTGCTGCTTTACCATATTTTTTAATGGTGTTCAGCATCTCTGTTGCTGTTGCAATAGGAGAATCAATGTTACCACCAGCTGATTCAATTCTTTTTAATACTTCTTCTTTTGCGCTATTTAATGCGTTTATAGTAGGCTTTGATACGCTTTCAGCCCCAAGCGTTTTATTTGATGCTATTTCTTTATCTATAGTCTCAATAAAATTTCTATATGAAAATACGGGTTGACCACCAGCAAGGCCATCAATTGCGTCATATAGTGGTTTTGCTGCTGCACTTCGAGCATTCTTCAAATTTGATATTTGTTGTTCAACAGCGTTACCCAATATTTTTCCAGCCTCATCAGGTGGTAACGCAAGGGCTTGATCAAAAGTCTTATTGGTAAACTTGGCTAAATCCATAGATCGTTCTAGATCAAAACCAGCTACAAGATTTTGTGTCTTTGGGTGTTGAGCTAACATTCTAGCTCTTGCTAATGATGCTGGGTCTCCAGCTATTTGAGAACCTGAAAAATTAAATGGTTCTCCATTTACTTCTGATATTCTTTTTTCTAAATCTAATCTTTTTTGTACGTTCGGAGCAAAATCAAACTGTTTACCACCTCGACCACCAGCAAGAGCCTCGTCAACCATATTAAAGCCCTGGTCAACTGGTTCTTTATATGATGTTTCTGTGGCTTGTTTAATTCCAGATTGCAATTCTTCCTGTAGTAATTTTTGTGGTCTAAATTTATTTATTAAAGCACCAAAACCCTTACCTATTCCAGCACCCAACACGTTACCACCAGCCCCGAGAGCAACTTCTGTTAGTCTTTCTTTTGTGGTTGCATTTTCTTTTCCTGGTACAGCATAATGACCAACTGCTTGTTTACCAACAGAACCAACTGCTCCAGCAAGTGCCTCACCTCCGGCAAAACCCAAAGCAGCACCTCCAGGAAATGGTAATAATGACCCTAAACCAGCACCAACCGCCGCTATTGGTTGGCTTGCTATTCCGCTTGCCAAGTCACCACCCACATCGGCAACGTCGCCAGGCAAATCGCTCCAAAAATGACCACTACCAACACCGCCTGGGTCTGTGGTTTGCCATTTATTTGTCTTAGGGTCTCTAACTATAAATGTACTTTTATCTTGTGGGTCTGGTCTTACGTTATCATTACCGTAAATAGACTTAAGGTAATTCATCTTCCCTTCGTCACCAGTTTTAAAGCTCTTTAAAAATCTCTGACCAAGGTTAAGTGCGCTTGTATCTCTATTTACATCTAGTGGTTGCGCTTGTGGTTGTTCTGGTACTGCTTGTTTTTTAGGAAAGTATTTAGCCAAAACAGGGTCTTGAGTAACATCAAAACCATTATCTTTTTTATCTTTATAGTATTTTGCAAGAACAGGGTCTTGCATTACATCATAATCACTCATGATGCTGCCCCTATTTGTTTAAGTCTATTTAGTTCTTGCTGAACATCTGGATTGCTTGGATCTACTTTCCCTTTTTTAATTGCATCAACCAAGGCTGCATATTTATCTTTTTCTTGTAATGGCGCAACCATACTTGTTTCGTCACCTTGACCAACATCGGGTTCATTTTGAACTGGTGCTTGTTTCTGTTTGGGTTGTTTAGCTTGTTGTTTAATCGTTTTTCTTAGTTGTTCTTTTTCTTTATCTCCAATATTTGGTATTAAATCTATGGCCTTTAATCTGTCCTGGAGATGATTAACGGGATCAATTGCCACTGGTTGTGGCTGTGTTTGTTGTGGTTGCGTTTCTTTTCTATTTTTATCAAAATTAGGAACTTGCATTGGTTCTAATACAATACCATTTTTTATAGTATCAACAGATGTATTATATTCTTCAACCTTTGATCTTATAAGCTCTTCTAGACCTGCCTTAACTTGTGTTGGGCTTCCAGATGTTAAAATATTTTTAACACTTTCCTCTGTCTGTTTTATCTCTTCTGGGTCTGAAGAACCAGCATGTGTTAGACTTCGTAACATTTGATCAAATTTTCTTGCCTGTGAAATGCTTTGTTTCTGTTGATCGTTTGTTGAACTAGGATCAATCTTCTCTGCTATACCACTAATCATATTGCCTAAATGTCCAATGAAAGTACTATCTTCTAATACTCCATTATCAATCATTTTTTGCAATTCTGGTACTTTTGCAAGAGATGTTTTTAAGGCTGTTGCTTTTAACTGCAATGCGTTTCTTGCTCTAGTTTCCAACATAGAATTACCACTATCTGGGTTTATACTATTATTTACAGTTACGTTTCCTTGGCCTTTTTCTTGACCAATAACCTTAGCTTTCCACGCCGTACCAAAATCAATCATTGTTTGTTTGTCTGCCATTGCCTGATTGGGGTCAGATATACCATTTTTATTCATTGCCTCAATAATTAATGGTGAAAATTCTGGCTTTGTCATCATGCTAATTGTTTGACTTGCGTGTTGTCCAAGCTGACCCCATGCTTGAGGGTCTGCATTTTGTGGTAGCTGAACACCTTGTAAACTAATTGCTCCTGATTTAGCTTCATTCTGTAATCTTGCAACTTGAAATTGTGCCTGATTAGGATCTTTTGTAATTGCTTTTACTGCAGAATCAATAGATTTTGCCGTATTTAATTGTGTCTCTTGGAATTGCTTAACTGCCTTACCTTGCGTTTCAACATCTCGACCACTAATCTGTGATTGAAGATTAGTATTTTCTAAACCTGCTTTTTGCTGTGCTTGTTGTTGCATCTTCCATTGGTTAACCGCATTTGGGTTAGCGTCTTGCAATGCTTGCAACATCTCGGGGTGACCTTCATTAGCTGCACGCATAGCCTCTGGTAATAATCTAGCACTTCTATCATCCTGTATCTGTTGGTCTTTTTCTTCCATCATTAGGTCTTGTAACTTACCCTGTTTTTCCATTTGTTCTTTTTGCATTTCTTGCTCTTTAGACCTTTGAGCAAGAGATATAATTTGTCCTAAATCAAAATTTCCAAATTGTGTTCCTTGATATTGTGCCATCTTAAAACCCTCGATTAACCATTCTTATACATGTTATATAAATAAGCCTGTGCTGCCGTATTTCCTAAGTTACCACCCAGATTAGCAGCTGCCTGCGCACCACCACCAGCATACTGAACAGGGGATTGCATTTGACCCATAAGTGCTGCTGTTAACTGGCTGTTTTGAGTATTTGCTCCAACATCCCAATTACCCATTGCCTGACCTTGGTTCATATACTGATTTGCTAAATTACTATAATAACTTTGTGCTGCAGATGCTTGTTGCTGTTCTGCAGTAGAAAGAACAGCACCTTGTTGACCAGCTTGGTTTTGATACAAATTAGAAAGATTGCTACCATATTGACCGTATGCATTAGCTTGTTGCTGACCTGTTGCCATTGCGTTCTGGCTTCCCATACTTGCTGCGTTTGCATAAGCACCAGCATTAGCGCTCGCATTGGTTCCTAAATAGCTATTCATCAATTGATTTTGTGATGTTTGTAATCCTGCTTGTTGACTTGCATTGTTAATGTCATATCCTGCTTGCTGACTATTTAACCCTACTTGTTGACTTCCAAGGCTTAAAGCATTTTGTGATTTTTGTCCGCTTAATGATGCTTGTTGTGCTGCCAATTGGCTTGCATAACTTGCCTGTTGAGTACCAAGACTAGATTGTTGACTTGCTAAGTTTGAAGCCATACCGGCCTGTGAGGTATCAAGACCAGCAAGGGCTTGACCCTGCTGCGCATTCATTCCGGCTTGGTTTTGGTATAAACTTGCTAACTGTCCAGCTTGCTGAGTTGACAACCCTGCCTGTTGCGATGTTAACCCTGCAGTTGCATTACCTTTTGACACGTCATACGCTGCCTGTTGACCACCGATACCAGCCAAAGCAGTTCCTTGGCTAGAAAGGTTAGAAGCTTGTTGACCAGTTAAGGCATTTTGTTGATTTTGATTTTGCAAGTAAACATTGCTCAAATTATTACCGGCATTGGTTAAATTAGATGCTTGTTGTTGAGCTGCCGTGTTTTGGTAACCGGCCACTTGTCCTGCTTGCTGTAGTTTGCTTGCGTCAACACTGCTAGTAGCTCCAACAAGTTGGTTATTTGCAGCTAGTTGGTTTTGAACATATTGTTGATAGTCTTGATTTGCCAAATTAGTATCGTATTTTGACAATGCTTTTAACGTAGCACCAGAATTGCGACCACCCTGCGCAGCTGCTGCCCTTTGTATTGCCTGTTCGCCCTGTTGCTGCTTAAATGCGTATCCCGGGTCTTGCTGATATCCTTGACCAAGTGCTTGATTACCTAGTTGACCAAGTAAGCCTTCAGTTTTTGATTGAACACCACCAACCGTATTTTGAGCCTGTTGTGAACCTTGACCTAGTGTTTGGTTCGCCATTTCGGTTGAACCAGCAATTGACCCAAGAGCACTATTTCCAGATTGTGCAGTTGATTGACCAGCTTGGCCCAATACTTGGTTTGCTTGTCCATAACCTTGTGAAATATCACCTTTGGTTTGTCCTAATTGCTGATTGGCTTGACCATAACCCTGTTGTAATTGCATCCCTGCTTTATTGTAATCCTGATTGGCTTGACCATAACCCTGGTTGGTTACTCCTAAAGCATTATTATAGTTTTGATTGGCTTGTGAATAACCCGAGTTAATATCTTGGTTTGCGCTACCATATAAACTATTTACTTGGCTACCGCCCTGAGATAGCTGATTAGATGATTGGCCAAACAAATTGCTTACTTGTCCATATCCTTGATTTAATTGACTTCCTGCTTGATTAAGGTAGTTATTTGACTGATTATTTGCACCGGTCAACAATCCTTGTGACCTACTTGTCAGATTAGTTGCTTGCTGCAATCCCTGATTAAGGTCTTGTGTCGCGTATTTTGTAGCTTGTTGAGTATTGCCTTGTTGTTGTTGTAATGATGCATTATTTATATTTTGTTGTTGATTGGTTCCTACCTGAATGTTTCCTTGTGCTTGTTGATATGCTTGCGCAAGGGCGGATTGTGTTTGACCAAGACCAGAACCGAGAGCCTGTTGTGATTGATTACCATATTGATCATACATTCCTTGCAATTGAGGAACGTATTGATTAACTATATCGTTTGTAGCTCCATAACCAGATGCTAGTGCAGCACGTGAATTAGGACCATAAATATCTGACATCCCACGGTTAGCAGCATCAATATTCTGCTGATTTTGCCGCATTTGTGCTTCTGTTAATGCTGTTTGTTGCGCAAGGGCTTCTTTTGAAGCCTTTTCCTGAGAATCAGCAGCGCTTTTTTGTCCAAGATAATTTATACCAGCGCCAACTATTGTGCCAAGTGCTAGACCCCAAGCCATTATTGCACTACCTTTCTATAAAGATTACCAACATGCTCATAACTATTATCAATTTTTACTTCTTTTTGCATGTCCATTATAATCTGTTTAATTCCTTTTTCTTTTGCTAGTTTTTCAGAACCATCTATTAACTGTTTACCTATACCATTTTTTCTATCTTTTTTCGATACATATAATCCAACAATAGACATTGATAAGCACGAATCATCAAACATAGAACTTCCAAAAGAAACAAAACAATACCCGTTTATTTTATTGTTCTTATCTTCCGATAAAAATATTAAACCACCATTACATGTGAATTTATTAAAAAACGAATCTAATGATTTTGTACTAAAACCAACATTAAATAGTGTTCCGATATCATCATAAACTTCACGCATAAATACAACTAAGTTTTCAATGTCCTGTATGTTTGCTATTCTTATCATGCCCCAACACCTTCAACTTGATATGTAATCATGATGCCAGAAAGACAAGCAAAGGCTGTATATGTGTTGTCAGAACCCAAGCGGGTTAAAACACATAGGACAACATTGTCTGAATCTATTCCAGAAATTGCAGTGAATGATGATTTTCTCATTATTTTTTCTACCATTGGACCACTATCTATTATGATTTCTGTAGAACCAGCCCCAGAAACATTACTTCCAACTCCAGCTAAAATATAATCCAATTTCCATGTGACACTACCCGTAGCTGTTAAAAATGGAGACCAATACAAATCAATATTTATATCTGTTGATTGCTTTAAATTTTTAGGTAATGAAAAGCAAAAATATTGAAGTTTATTCGATCCATTTATATAGCAAGATGCATCATATGTTCCCAGAACAACAGATGGTAATGTTGATGGTCTAAGTGTCATTGCATCAATCCAAATCTTTTGATAAACTGGACGTGATTTTATAAATCCAAGAGTTTCTAATATTGAATTAAAAAACTGTGACCAAGACCTTGAAACACATTTGTTGTTATCTGTAATTTGTTCTGCTTGTCGGGGTAGTGTTATCATCCCCTAGATTCCAATCGAGCATATGCACCAAGAATTGCTAACTTAATAGGCTCTACAATGGTTAATCTAAAAGACCTATCAACAAAAGCACCAAGTCTTGAAAAGTTAACAATAGCGTTTCTTTCGCCACGCAAACCAATAGACCTAGATAGTTGGTTACTCCATGTAACACCATAATCATCTGACCATTGTAATTGTGCTGTTGGAGTTGATCCCACACCCAAAAGATTAGCCGTACCAGTCTCAAGGTCAACTATCATCTCATGTACGCTTATCATTCTAGAGCCTTGTGAATATGAAGTAATAGCAGGGAATACACATTGTCTTGATATACTTTCAGTATCCTCTAAATACGTGTTTAAATCTAATTCATAAACCCATCCACTATCTTTTGTTCCACAATAATTCTTTTCAAAAGCATTCTCAATTGTAGCTACCACCCATCGAGACCCAACACTCTGTCTTTCATGCCAAAGACCAGTAATCATATCATAAACAAGAGTAGTATCCATAAGTGCCAACGCATAAAAAGCATGTCCTTCATCTCTATACGTAAAAGCATATGCATCTTTTGCAAAACCTGATTCTCGAATAATCTTTTCAATCGCAGGAGTACTTATCTCCTGGGGCTGGTAACCATTGTTTGTATAAACAGCGTAGTTATCACCTAACCAGAATACGTGATTATTTAACTTGGCTACAGTGTTACCATTCATACAACCATGCTCAATAAACCCTGACTGATTGCGACCAAACGGAAAGTCTGCGTTTCCAGTATCAGCCCAAATCTCGGTTGTGGATTCACCAAACAACCAAAGCTCGCGATGATCAGAGATACACCCCTTAAGATTATCGGCAAATACATCGGCGCTTGAGAAGTCAAGACCGTCAATGGTAGTCATATCATCAAGACCAGTTATCCAAAATCTTTCAGATTCACCTTCTGCTAATATCCCGTAACCGTCTTGATAAGTAAGACCTACAATGTTTGTAACTGTTGTATTAGGGAACACGCCACTTGCATTTGCATAATAAAAACATGTTTGTGTTGCTATTCCAAGATGTGTCCCATTATCAATTATTTTTACTTGGTCATTACCACCAATAACTCCAGTTATCTGAGTCGATACACCTGTTGATGTTACACAATAAAGAGTGTTGCCAGATACCACCCATAGGAAACCGCCCATAACGTGCATACCCCGTATGGGTCCACTTCCTAATTGTATCCATCTCTTTATCCCTGGTGTTGGATATAAAGTAAACGGAGAACTAGAACCTTGTGCGTTAGGCTCTGCATATAAGTTAATTAACTGTTGTATTGATACATTACTAGAACGTGTCTTATACGAATTAGAACCTATTGGTATGTTAACAAGTTCTGGCATTGTTTAAAACCAAAATGGCCTCACTGCAATTGGTGGTTTCTTTGCGGCTGTCTGTCTTGACAAGTCTAATCGTGCCATTTCTCGGCCTTGTAGTACAACCTGAAGGCGTTCGCCGCTTAACCCATACAAACTAGCACACTCTGCAGCAGAAATGTCTCTAACGGAAAGCTGCGCGTATTCTGGTATTGCGGTAACTTCAAACGGAGCAAGGTTTTCATAACGTAACTTTGACAATACACTTGTGACTATTTCAATTACACGTTGTGCATCTTCAGCGCTGGCATTCTGTCCAGCTGGCTTAATTCCTAAATGCTCAAGTGTTCTATCTGCAATCTCAGCGATTGTCATCGTTGCCATTATTTTTTACCTTTTGCCATTTGCAAAACGATTGCTACTCCTGGTCCTTTTCCTTTTGGTGCTTCTGATTCTTTTGATGTATCGTCACCTTGTGATTCATCAGAACTACCACTGTCGGATTGAACATCGGGATTACTTGCATCAAATTTGCAGCCACAATCAGGACACTCAACCATTTGTTCTTTGGAGTCTGATTTTTCGTCTTGTTTTTTCATGTCTTCTTTTGCTGCTAAAATATCTTGTAAAGTTGCCATTTACTTTTTACCTTTTTTAGTTGTTTTTTTAACCTTATCAGAAGTTAACACTTTAATTGTTTTTTTTGCAATATCAATTTTTATTTCTTTATCCATAAAATCCAAAGCTTCTTTACCGGTCATGATAATAGCTGGTATCTTTGGATTAGGTTTTTCAATTTCTTCAAATGATTCTACAACACTAAAGCATTTTAAAGATACGCATCGAGCTGATAAACCAGCATCACTATGCTTCTGTTCAACATCTCTTAAAAATATCTTTCCAAATACTTCACGTTGTTTTTCAGGTCCTAAATATTTAATTTTAAAAATCTTCATTATAACCTCGAATAAAATGAAATGGGGTAGCTGTTACACTACCCCAAATCACTAGGTAGAGGATAACCTAAATCCTATGTATCAGCAACAGCTGCGCAATAGATAGTGAAAACACCATTTTGCTTGCTATTGAACATAAGCTTTTCAATTCCACGAATCTCTGACAATGCTACACCGCTTTTTGCGCCGTAATCAAATGTCTTAGTCGTGAATTGTGTACGTTGACCCCAGCCAATACCGACGGCTTGTGCGCCTACTAGAAAGTTAGCTGCGATATCAGTTGTACCACTTGCACCAGCATTAGAAATAACGCCAATTTCTGGAATTTCTTTGCAGATAACGCCGTCCCACATAATATCGCCATCAACAAATAGTGGGTTGTCGTCGCCGCGTACGGCTGCATAACTTTGGATAGTTGCCAAAGAGGTTTTTAAATCTCTAAAGCAATAACTATTACAAAGCAACACGTACCATTCACCTTTTTCATCAACTTTGATAGGTCGAATGTGAGGTGATGCTACTTTCGCCATACGTTTAGCAAGACTTACGATTCCATAAGCCAACACGTCTGCTGAACCGTCAACGGTAGCAGTGCATACGCTATGGTCATTACCTGCGTTATTAGCTTTTGCAGCTCCAAATAACACGCGGTCACTATTTGCAGCCAACCACGCATCTTTTTGTGCTTCAGTTGCATCAGCATATTTGGTTTTGCCGTCAACTACTGGACTATAAAGCGCATTGATAATACCAGTACGCATTTGGTCAACTGACCAATTTTTTAATGCAGCCCGAGACGCATTAAGCAAGTCAATCTTGCTTTTGATTTGCTGCATATTACCAACTACTACTGCATTACGTAATTGGTCGATGGTCAACTGATGACCATAGTTACCCAACATCTCTTCATTTCCTTCGAGGGTGTTATTGCCAGTCACACCAGCATTAACTAATCGAGTAATGAGAGATACGGTTACTTTGTCGCCTACTTGTTTGGTCAAGTCTTCAATCAACTGCAAGGCGCTGTTTTCATCAGTACCCATCAATTTTTGAAATTGACTCGCTCGAACGTATTCTGTGAAAAATTTATCAGACCATGCAGTTACGCTATTGGCTGACGCTAAAATAGTATCTGACATAATAAAATCCTTTTAGCGACCACCCAACATAGACCTCAGACTTGTGGGTCCAGTGAATGGTTGCGTTGTTTCAGAGCCAGAGCCTCTTGCCCCAGCTATAGTTTTTGGTAAATTTTTGACAATTGCTTGACCGTATTTTTGCGAGTATTCGTCTTCAAGTTTTTGGCGCTCTTCATTACGTATTTTTTCACGCAATTCAGAGATTGAACCAACATCTTTAGCTTCAAGATAAGTCTTGCCGTTTTCATATGCAAAATAGGCAGGGTTTTGATGTTCTCCCATTTGGCGAACCAAGTCAGGTGACATCTTCGACATCTCTAGGAACGCATCGACCGCTTGTTGATAATCTTCTGGATGTTGTTGACGTACCATCTGTTCGCTTAAGTTCAAACGTTCAAGTCTTACTCTGTTTTCCATAAACGCAACTGGATCCCTGAAGAACATATCTTCTTGAGATGGATGCTTAACAGGTTGGTTACCTTGTGGATTAATATGTTGAGTGTACGCCTTAACTTGTCCACTCATTTCTGCAAGTTGACGCTCAAGTTCTTGTCGTTTCTGTCTTTCTTTCTTCAACTCTTTGAATGGAATGTGTCTTGTGTTACTTTTTTGATCTAAATCATCGTGATCATCATCAGATTCTTTTTCTTTTGTTTTTAACTCTTCTTTTGGTGCTTTATCCTCAGTTTTTTTAGGGGTTTCAGCATCAGGTAAAGAATTTCCAACATCAGCAAAAGCTTCTGGTTCCTTTTCATCGATAATTGTGTTCAAATCAGTAGCCATAATACACTCCTTACGCCTTTTTACGTAGGCGAACGATAGACGCAATACACTAGAATATATGTATTGCGATATAATATGATATATTGTATATCAGTATAACGCAAAGACCGCAACAAAAAATTAGGGGTAAACCCTAAAGGAGATTCTATGACTACTTATCGTTCTACAACTGCAGCGGCAGACTATCCTTGCGACCATGGTCGTGGTGGTCATCAAGTTTTATGTTCTTACGGGACGTACACAGTGACCAGCGCATTAGTAAAAGATGACGTTTATTTGATGTCTAAGTTACCACCCAAAGCCATTGTTTTGAGTGGAATGCTTTATGGTACTGATATCGACACAGGTACAGAGACTCTTGAAATGGATATCGGTAAATATGACAGCACCGGAGCTGTTGTAACTGCTGATTATTATCATAACTCAGGAGTAATCGATGGTGATTCACTTGAACATGCTGGTAACATAGCTTGGATTTGTGAACACATGAACGCGTTAAACGCTCCACTTACACCCAGCTCAACAGCTGAAACGTATGTTGGTGTTAAAATTACTGCAGCTGCTAATGCAACTGGTACAGGTACTTTCACAACCGTAATCAATTACATTGTGCCGTAGTAGGATTAGTTAATAACTAGTTAATTTCTAGTTAATTTTTTAACTAATACAAACCCTGCTAGATGTAAAAGTTTAGCAGGGTTATTTTTTGCGTTCTTTAGGTCCTTTAAATTGACCTGTCATAACTGCAGACCGTAAGAAACCAACAGCAGATTTACCATAAAATACTGATTTACTATTCCATTCAATTTTACTCGCATCTTTTACAAACCATGAAGACATAAAATCTTTATTGCTTCCATTAAACAGCGTAGAATGTGCGTCTGGCCTATGCTCTGCAAGGCTTGGTATGCTGCAATATGTTTTAATATGGTTTGCTGCAGCATAAAGGCTTACGTGTAAATCTCCTGACTTATTCCAAACACTTACATATTTGTCATCCCAACATACCATGTGTTTAGCTAATTTTGATTTTAAGCATGTAGCTGCTCCATAAACATGGTTTGTGCTTTCTAGCCAACAGTAACCACCATTCTTGACTCTTTTAACTAATTCATTTTTACGACCAATAAACAAACTAGCAATATCGCCTGGACAGTACGATAAGCATCTTGCTGCCTCATATTCAAAGTTATCACAAACAATAACATCATCATCCAACATAATAATCCAATCGCAACCACTATCTGCACCATGTAGCTTTTGAGTACGACGAGTACGCCAGCTACCACCCGATAGCGGAACGTCAACACATACTATTGCGTTAGGTATTTGTTTTAATAAATCTGCTAGGTAATTTCTGCGTGATACGATTGAACCAATATAAATTTTAATCGTAGGTAACACGTTATTGTTGTGGTGGCTGTCCTACTGGCATCTGTGAAACTTGTTGAGCTGCAACCATTCCAGGATTAGGTTGTGGGTTTGCTTCAGCCATAATTGCTCCAGCTTGTGCGGCATGTTTAACGGCTCGCGCTTGCTCCATTTGAAGATTAGGACCAATAGCCTGAGTCTCTGCTTGAACATGTTGTGCATCTGCTTGAGCCTTAAGTGTTTGAGCATCCTTAAGCTTAGCATCGGCTTGCATAACCATCATTTGTGCCTGCTGCATCATTTGTTGCGCTTGCATCATTTGTGGATTGTTTTGCTGTTGCAACATATCAAGCAGTTTTTTCTTATTGCGTAACTGGCTTGCTTCAATCAAAACTTCTGGCGGTATTGGAATTCCATTTTGTGCAAGAGAAGCCATCTTTTCAAACTCTTCTTGTTCAATAACGGCCGTGTCTGGTGTCTCTGTTAAAATAATATCTATGTCTAAATTATTCGTAGAGTTACCAATCCAAGGCTGTTGCATTGGTGGTGATTGTAATATTACTTGTAATGCCTGCTGTTGTGCTTGCATTGGGTCCATAGGGGATGGGGCTGGTTGACCTTGTTGAGGTGGTTGCTGTCCTTGTTGAATTATTTGTTGTACTATCTTGTTAAACCCTTCCATGGCCATAGGTTCAACTTGATTAAGAGCGTTAGCTGGTTCAACTCCCTTTTGTAGTATCTCCATAACTCGTTGACCTAAAGTCATCTTTTTATTTAGCCCAACAAAGCGATATCCAGCAGGGTCTTTTTCATCTGATATTCTAATCCACTTTTCATCTTTCCAAAATTGCCTAATTCGTAACCACATAGCCACAAAGATATCATGCGACCACTCTTTGATATTGTCAGATACTTCCTCAAGTTCAATAGTCATCGCTCTTTGCTTGGCTAATATAGCGCGTCCACTTGCACCCTGTTCATTATCTTCACTTGGTCCTACAAAATCAATTTCACCCTTTGCTTCTTGAAGTAACTGGAATTGACCTTGCACCATGTCTTGATTTTGCAATATCTCAAACATAGCATTAGGTTTAACTTCAACAGCACCATCAGGCTTTGCAAGTTGAGTCATTGCGGTTTGAATATTCTCAACTGCTCCTGATTCATATTTAACTTGACGCAACGTTAAGAGATGCAGAGCTTTAGACCTGCGCTTGTTAATTTCTTCTTGTGGGCTTATCAGGTTTCTAACAACTCCATATCGGTTATTATCTTTATCAATAAAACCGCTTGTCATAATTAAAGGACAAACGTTGCGTTCTTTTTCATTAAGAAATCCTGTTGGATTTGGTTCATCTAAGAAACCACCACGAACAAACGTACACTTGTACCATTCTCCTGATTTCTTATAATACATCTCAATTACTTTAACTCGTTTACGTTTTGGATCACCCCAAACACGCGGAGCATCATCAAGAGTATTGTTATTTGCATTTGTAGTTAGCGTAGAATCAACGATGTCTTTTTTATCTTCCCATCTGTCTTTAGCATCTTCTACGTCCATCCAAAGACAAATGCCTACAAATTTAGCATCACTAAAATCAATTTCTCTAGCATGAGGATCATAAATCAGTCTATCCCATGACACATATCGCAGCATCACGTCAACGGTTGGTTGTTCATCCGTACCCGTATTCTCAACCTCTACAACAGCACCGCCACAACCTTCGACACTCACATTTTTATGAACGCGAGTTCTAAGCTTTCCAAATCGTTGCGCATCAGCAACATAGCGTAACGCATCAGTCATAGCGTTTGCTGCATCACTGTGTTTACTTGGCGTACGCGGTAATGCTTCAGGGTCAATACGTGACCTAATCTCATTGCCAACAATGCTATTTATCTTTTTAGCAATACGATTGATTGTAATAACAGGCTGACCGCGCTTGTTAAGTTCTGTAATCTCGTCGGACGTCCATTGTATACCATCGTAAAAGTCACGATCTTTCTGTGCTTTCTTTCTATTGTCTGTGGTTGCCGTGTCCCAATCCTCAACCCACTGTACCATTTTCACAAGTTGTTCGTTTAAGTCTTGTTCTTCTTTTTCTTTTTTCTTCATTTTATGCAACCTTCCAATTATGTTCTATTGGTTCTTTCTCTGCCCACATATCAGTAACAACCTTAGGTTTCAAGCTAACAATTGCAGGGTGTGCTTTATCAAGTGCCATGCAAAAAATAGACATAGCATCGAATGCATCATCATGGCGACCACCCGGGAATGACACACATTGATTTATTGCCCTGTCAGCCCAGTCGGTAAAAGGAAACTTAATCTTTCCCATTGATGCACGCGCTTGGAATGATCTACCTCGCACCGCTTTGTCGTGTATCGATGTTATCCATTCGCAACGCAAAAACACCTTACGCTCTTGCATGCGTTTAATTAAGAACGGTTCTATTGCTCGATGAATAGTGCCACCTTCACCAAACCAAGCAAATGGCTTATGTTCCTTCGCCAAGTCAAGCAACGAATCAATCCATTTGTCAGGTGTTGTTTGGCCATACCACCAATCTATAACGTAAATATCTGAATTACTATCAATGCCAAGAACAGCATGCTCCGTGTAGTCGGGGTCACTTCCTGACCTTGGTTCACTGACTGCGAAGTCAGAAGCAATGTAATAATACATACGCTCAGGTAAACGCTCATATCTGTTCTCCTGTAGCCAAGCCCGTTGCATATACGAGCCAGTTTCAACGCTTGGCTGCTGTTGGTAAAGTGCTGACCATTCTCTATCTTGTATAACAGACTTAGTATGTTTTAACGCTCCAAGGTCAAACCATTCTGGCCATAAAGCACGCTCTTGCGATGTTCCCTCATTCTCGATAGCAGGTAAAGAAACCACTTCCCACTTCTCAGATTGCAAAGCTATTCCTGCCAAATCGTCGTCTGCCCAACGAGTACACATAAGAACTATGGCCCCATCTGGCATCAATCGAGTGTAAAGAGTAGAGGCATACCATTCCCATATTTTCTTTTTATGTACTTCACTATCAGCTTCTTCTCTGTTCTTTATTGGATCATCAATAATAATACAAGAAGCTCCAAAGCCTGTAATGCTACCACCCACACCAGTTGACACATAAACGCCACCACTTGACGTGTGCCATTTACCAGCTGCCTGGCTGTCTTGTGCAAGCTTAACGTTTTTAAATACTCCCTGGTAGATTGGCTCATTAACTAAGTTTCTAACCTTACGCCCAAAGTCATTAGCTAGCTCTGCGTTGTATGAAGTGCTTATGATTTGCTTGGTAGGATTTCTTCCAATATACCAAGCTGGAAACCTAATTGTTGCTATCTCTGATTTACCGTGTCGAGGCGGTGCAAAGACAGCAAGTCTTTTAATCTCGCCACGTTCAACAGCTTCGAGTGCATCACATATACGCTTATGGTGATTTCCTGACTGCCAACGCGGATGAGTATACTCAATAAACGGCAATAGCTTTCTATGTGCTAGTGTTCGCTTGATTGATGATTCCACTATCCGTTGTTCTATCAAACTGTCCATTGTGTACCCTGATTAAAGAGTTCTGAATAGATTCTATTGTTGACTTTAATCCATAATGTTTATGTTCTTGTATAATAATATCAATCATTGGCCTAACTGCCAAGTAGGTATCATACTTATTAACCTTGCCATCTGGTAGTCCGCAAAGTTCAGATGCGCTTGATACCAAGTGACTACGACAAGCAATAGGCCTAACTGGGTAGATTGAGCAACCACCCTTATCATCCAGAAACACACACCCGTTGTGCATTCCTGCGTATTCTGTTGCATTCATCTTACTCTGCAATCCAGATTGTTCATTTACTCTTACCCAATCTAATTTTAATTTAATATTATCAACATATTTTAGTATAACCATTGCTTCTATTTGTGAAATATTTATTACTAACTCACAACAGGCAATACAGCCTTTTTTACATGATATTTGTTTTCTATGTAGGTTTTTGCTGATTGAATTATCAAGAGTTCTGAATGCGTTTATAACGCGACGATAAGAACCTCTATCCATTGCTATTCTTTTTCTTGATATCTTCAAGTAATTTCATCAGCTGGTCTAAAGGCAATTCATCAATGTTAGTCGTGCTTGTAATTTCGATAGTTGATTCGGTTTTAATTCTGTCTTTATAATCGTCTGGCTTATGGGCTTTAAGAATAGTATTCATCAGCTGGTCCGAGTATTCTTGTATGTGTCCTACAAGCTGACCACTTTGATACACTGGCTTTTCGTATCCTTCGACAGCCCTACGCTTTGCTTCATCTTCTATCGTATCAGCAATAGAATCTCTACATTTATTAAATTTCTCTAAGAAATCAGGACAAGTATCTTTCCAAACATATAAAAGACCTCTATTTATTTTAGCTTCTTCACAGGCTCTACCGACCATTATTGTGCGCTTATAAGCATCTAAAAATGCCTCTTGTTTGTCTAGCTGGAGTTTCCTTGTCTTAAAACCACTACCTGACATACACTAATAATCACTTCCTGTTGGTTCTGTATCAGCAAATCTTAAGTTTTGCACCAACGTTTTACCCAATGAAGTAACCACTGTGTTGGTTATGTTTCCACCAGAATCAGCAACCGTAATTGTGGTTTTAGGTGTAACAAGAGCAGCACCGATAACCGTAACACCATCAGCTGTAAAAGTGCTTGTGCTTATGGTTTCAAGTGGATCTAACATGTCAGACCAATCCAGCGTATAAATCTCAGTTGAATCATGATGCTTTGGTATGGTCAAAATACCATCCCTGTCAGAATACATTGGATTTGTTGACCTGCTTAAAATTAATGTTGCCATTTAGCTACCATACCTTAGCATGTTTGTTTTTGCAACCGCTTTTTATATCTTGTAACCATAGTTGATAACTGTGTTGGTGCTACCCCAAACGCACGAGCAAACTCACCCAGATTTGTCATCTCAGTCTGCTCAACATCTAGCCACCACCTACACAACCTCTCCCAACGTTTAGCATCTACATGATTGTCAGTCCTGGCCTTTTTATACATTATTCCATAAGTGCTACCGTGGCTCATAATGTTCCTCCAACATCCTTATGGCCTCATCAGCACCATGAGCAACCATCACAACCCACCCATTCTTAACCAATACATCATGCCATTCATATTGCTTGTCACTAACACTTGATGGTCCCTTTCTTTTCATCTCCAACCCTACCATTGGCATACCAACGATCACCAAATCGGGAACACCTGGACTTAATCCTTCTGCCTTTAGATAGTTCGCATATCTGGCCCTTGCCGTATTGTCACCACCAAATGACACCCCATTCGGAACCGCAAAAAAGAACAGCCCCTTAGCTCGCAACCACCCCACAACCTCACACTGTTCCTCATGCTCTGTTTTTAATCCACTAGCCATGCGTTTACCCTTCTTAACCTTTCTTCTATTATCCTGGTACTGTTCTTCTTTAATAGCAGCCCAGTCCTGTTTATCACCAAATCTTTCCAGAGCCTTAGCTATCCTATCTCTATGTGTGTCTGTTAATATCATCACTATTACCTATACCATCTAAAATTTAGAATCAAGATATTGTTTAAATTAAATTCATAACCGTAGTTTTTCATATCCGCTTTTTCATATCCGTAAAACTCTCTAAGTTATTGTTTTTATTATTAATTATATATATATATATGATACATATGATATATGTGAGTAGATATATAGAGAAATAAATATATTATGTGTTAAATATTTCTATATATAATAGAGTGCCATCATATTCATACACATCCATCATATCCGTAAAAATATATAATAATTACTTATAGTTAGATTGATTTGCGAATGTGTATGAAGATTACGGTTATGAATTTTTAATTCTAAAATTGACTACTATATTACCATTTTCGTTTTTTTCTGACTTGTGCTCAATTTCACCAGTTGCTATCAAATCAGACAAAATATCTCCGGTTTCTTTGGCATTCATCCTAAATTTTTTCATTGCCCACGACTTTGTGTGCCATCCAAAGTCTTTTTTAAATGCCCTAATGACGCTGTTTATTTTCTTTGTATATGGTGTCTCAACCTCAACATTGTCTATTCTTGACATAATTGAATCTAAAAGAACCATACTAAGTTCACAAGACCATTTAGCACAATCAATATTAATTATAGGATTTTCTTTACATTTTCCGCAAGCATAAACAAGTGACAGTTTTTTAGCTGTTTCTGCCAACCTTGTATATGGCTCAAATATACCATCAATATCTTGTAATTTATCGATTTTATCATGTAAAACCATCTCAAACTCATAAAAATAATCAGTTGCCTCTTGTGTCTCATTTACAACTATTGAATCATGATTTTTAAATGCTAAATTACCAACAGAATCAAACCTATGTTGCCAGAAGTTAAACCAATCCAATATACATTCCGGTATATCTTTATTCTCCTTAAAACCTCTTATTGGCACAGGATTGTTATCATTACTTTCAAACACTATAAACCTACCAAGTAAACCATTTGCAATATTATTTCTTGTTATTGTTGGTAAAAAATCATGTGGATTAGTAGACCCGTAAAAACTAAAACAAGGATTTTCTATCGGTATTTGTCTTTTGCTGTCTTTGCCAACAGTTTTTAACCTTGGTATATAAATGCTCTGTGCCGCACCAGTCATTTTTAACATCATTGGTTTTATGCTTTTTACCCACGATTGTGCATTTTTATCATCAACAGACTTTAAAAAATCACCAGCCTCGTCAACCAAGGCCAACATAGATGGATTATCGACCAGATTGTCTTCTATGGCTGCTTCTGACGTAAAAGAGTCACATATATGCCCTATGCTACCAATTTTGCTGTAAAGCCGTTTAATGCACTTTCTGACACTATCTTTACCGCATCCAGTTTCCCCAACGCTCATTATATATAAATTTGTTCTTAAACCGCTTGTGGTCTTAACTTTTCTGCCAAGAATGCAAGCCATTGAAGATAATGCACCTGCCAATGATAATATTTTTTGCTTCTTTGGGCTGCTTGAATCAACCCAATTAACAATATCTCCAATTATACCATCAACACTCAATAGCTCATTCAATGTCTTTTTCTTTTTACTATTTTTAGTATTTTCAACAAAAGCTTCAATCCAAGAAAAATCTTTAGTTGTTTCCATTATGGAAATAGTTGAATCTAACTTATCACCAAAAGAACCCTTCCTGTACTTAAAGGCATTCATCAACTTCTTACGTAACTCTTTTTCACCCCATGGCGGTTGACATCGACTATTCCAATCAACAAACAAAGGCCAGAATTCATCATTAGATAACCCAAAGTCATACCCTATGTTTGCCACCTCATATGTTTTAGTATCACCCCCACAACCCTCTATTGCACCATCAACACGTTCAATATAGGCACTACATCTAGCAAATTTATCAAGGTATGATTCATCACTACTCTTAACAGAATCAATATCAATTATTATTTTGGGTTTTGGTTTAGATATAGACAATTCAAATTTACTTATAAGATAATCAATATCATATCGCGTACGTCCATTGGTATACACTAGGTCAATTAAGAATGGTTTATCTTTAATCTTTTGATGATAGAACCCAGGGACCCTTAATACGTGCTGTATTCCTTTTGCTACCTTATCGGCACCATATTTTTCAATCATTGCACTTTGTAACAATTCATATTGTTCAAAATCACAATTGTTCATTAACCAGTAAACATGTTCACCCCGACACGTTTTAACCTTGATGGATGGTTGCAAATCAAAATCAGGAGTTTCGATACCATCAAAATCAAGAGCCAACGCCCTAACCCGTGTAACATCTTTTTTTGTTCGTTTACCATTTGATTCGTTTACCATCACACAAACAGATGACCCTCCAAGATTTATTATTCTAAGCTGGTTCATTAACTCATATAGGCTACCATGTAATATCTTTGGTATTATTTTCGGGTCATCCTTATCTGCATAAGTTTGAAATACAAACTTGTTCGCCTTGTCATCTAGTTCCTTTAAAAATTTGCTTGCCTTGTCAAAATTAGAAGTGTCAAACTGCAAAGACATTTTATTTCTCCAATAGATTAAGTAAAAGTTTAGTTATTTGGTTTGATTTATCGCTGTTGTTGTTTCTGTCCGGATGTGCAAAAAAAATCAAGTCCTTTATTGTCTTGCTATTTAAATTGTTATTTCCGTTATAATTATTGCTTCTATAATTATTTGAATACTCATTAATAAAATTATCTATAGTACGTTCAACCAATGAATTATAATCACAAACAAACTTACAGTTAGGATATCCGGAGCAACCAACAAACAAATTACCATCAGAACGCCTTGAGCGCTTGACAAGATTACAACCACAGCGTGGACAATTACCGTATATAATACCGTAAACCATTATTGTTTTAGTTGTTCAACTTTTTCTTCGATTAAATTAGAAACAGGTATTTTAATTAATTTTGATATTTCTTTCGCTACTTCAATAGGTAATGGTCTATGACCCATTAAATACATGCTTAAAAGAGTTGGGTCTATATTGATTTTTTGAGCAATATAAACTTGTTTATATCCGCTTTTATCAATTTCAATTTTTGCTTTAGTAATCACTTTTTTACTCCCTTGTAAAAATAATTAAAATAAAGAATAATAATTCTTGACATTCATATATGACCGATGATAAAAAGTCAACCATTAAGTTAATTAACCAATTAAAAAAGGAGAAAACAAGTGACCAATAATTATTCCGCATCACCAACAGAAGAACTTGTTAGGATGCTTATAGAAGCAAAACAAGTTGAGAAGTCAGTAACAGAATCAAGACAGAAAATAGCCGATGAATTGTCTATGCGTCTTGAATGCCCTGTGGATGGAAGCAAATCCCACACAATTGGAAATCATAAAGTAACAATTAAGGGCGTAATGAATTATAGGGTCGATTGGGAAAAATTTGACCAAGTTATAAAGGGTCACGAGCACCCACCATTTAAGTTTAAAAAAGAATTAGATGTAACTGGTTTTAAATGGATTAGGGACAACGACAAATCATTTTATAAACAACTGTGTGAAGCTGTTACATCGGGTAGTGGCAGAACGCAGATACAAGTAGAGGAGATAGAACAATGACAACGTTAAGCAGTGTAAAGGGAACGAAGTGCAAGAAGCCAGTACGTACCTTAATTTATGGTCCACATAAAATAGGTAAAAGCACATTTGCTTCTGGTAAAAACAAATCAATATTTATCCAGACAGAAGATGGCCTTGATAATATTGATGCAAAATCATTCCCACTATGTAAATCATGGGATGATGTTTTAGGTTGTGTTGCATCTCTATATAATGAGAAGCATGACTTTCAAGCGGTTGTTTTAGATAGTGCTGATTGGGCAGAAAAGCTATGCCATGAGGCAGTAGCAAAAGAACACAATGTTAGCGGAATAGAGTTAATAGGTTATGGCAAAGGATATTCGTTTAGTGCCGATAAATTTAACGAGCTATTGCAGGGATTTAACGCTTTAAGATTAGAAAAAAATATGGACATAATAATATTATGTCATAGCGAGATTAAGCGATTTGATGACCCCATGACAGATAGTTATGATAGATATCAAATAAAGCTACACAAAACAGTTGGTAAGATGATTCAAGAGTGGTCAGATGTTATTGGATTTTGCCAACAAGAAATGGCAACCAAAATAGAAAAATCAAAAGGGTTTAAGGATGATAGGGTAATCCCTGTTGACCTTGGGACGCGTGTTTTAAAATTAGCAGGAACAGCTAGTTTTGACGCTGGAAACAGATTCGATTTACCAGCAAGCATACCGCTTGTATGGTCAGAATATGAACAAGCCTTAAATCAGGCTAGAGGAGCTTAATTATGGTAGACCTAAATTTTAACAGTGCAGACCATGAACCATTAGGAACATTTGAAGTTGTACCTAAGGGTGACTATCTGGCAATTATTACAGATAGCGAAATGAAGCCAACAAAAGCAGGCGATGGACAATATTTACAATTGTCAATTCAATTGCTTGAAACAGAGTATAAGGGTCAAATACTTTGGGAGCGTTTAAACCTGTTTAACAAAAATGAGACGGCTGTCAAAATAGCTAACTCGACACTTAGCAGCATATGCATTGCCTGTGGAGTTCCTGCCCCAAAAAAATCAGAAGAGTTGCACAACAAAGCAATCATTATTAAGGTTGGCGTTGTTGAACGCAAGGATAGACCAGGCGAATTTAGTAACGAGATTAAAGGATATAGCGCAACTGGTGGTATCAAAAAAGCAGTTGAACCATCCAGTATTAGCGGTGTACCGCCGTGGAAAGTTAAATAATCAATTAGATTTGTGATGCATGGGATACATTCCCCATTTGTTCATGCATCACAAAATTAAGGAGCAACATGCCAACATTGCCCAGACCAACCATTGACGCCATTTATTCAACATATAAACAGGATGACATAAGAACCTATCTTGGAGCATCTGAATTAGGTGAAAGTTGTATGCGTCGTTTATGGTATTCTTTTAGATTGGTTAAAAAACAAACATTTAAGGGTAGAATACTCAGGCTATTCGATACAGGAAAACGAGAAGAGGTTAGGGTATTAGAGGAATTAAAAAAAATAGGTGTCACCATATATGATATTGACCCCAATACTGGTAACCAATTTGGATATTTTGCTTGTAATGGACACCTTGGTGGTCACCTTGATGCCGTGGGTGTTGGGTTTAAAGAGTCAGATAAGCCCCATGTTGTCGAGATAAAAACACACAACCTTAAATCATTTAACGACCTAGAAAAACACGGGGCTGAAAAAAGTAAACCAAGGCACTACGTACAAGTGCAACTTTATATGGGGATGGCAGACATTGATAGAGCTGCATATCTTGCTGTATGCAAAGATAATGATGAATTATATTTTGAGAGAGTATGTTTTGATAAACAATTTTATAACCAACAACTTGCAAAGGCATCCAGAATAATAAACGCAAAGACACCACTTGAAAAGATATCAGAAGACCCCAGTTTCTACACGTGCAAGATGTGTGACTGCTCGGATATTTGCCACCATGGAGCAGATTGTGAACGTAATTGTAGAACGTGTATACACAGTGAACCCGTAGAAGATGGTGGCTGGTTTTGTAATGAATCAGATTTAACAAATGATGGGAAGTCTTTTGAATGTAAATATCATGTTTTTATTGCGGACCTGGATACAGTACCTTTTTAAAAATAAATTAAAAATATTCTTGACAAATAAAACATTTATGATATTATTAACAATATGAACAATACAACAGAATTAATTGAACTCGAATTTCTTGTTAGAAAATATGAACTTTTTATTAATGAAGGATTAAAATTAGAACCAATGGGTTGTAAGTGTAAAAAATTTAAATATATGTTTATACTTTTTAATTATGAAAGAAGAACTATTGGAATTGGTACAATAGATCATCTTGTAGAGTTCTTAAAAAAACAACTAAAGGAGACAAAATGAGACCAGACATATTAAAAGATATTGGTAAGTCACTAGTCAAGAGCTGGATCGATTGGCATGGATTAAACGATATTGATAAATTTAATGTGTCTGTCGAGAGTATGAATCTAACAGACAATGAGGATGATTTGGTTATTATCCAAGATGGTATGTTTGAGGAGATTGAATCATTAAAAGTTTATATCAACGAAACAAGGATTAGAAAATAATGCTACGAAACAAGATTTTAGAAAAAGGAACAACTTACACAACCGTGGCAATGGCTGCGCTTGCGCATGAAGTAAGTATTCCTACGATTAAACGTTGGGCAAAGTTGAAAAAAATTAAGTCCATTAAATCAGGTCTGCATTTGTATGTAGACAATGATTCAATTATTAAATTTTTAATTCTAAGGAAATTTTAATGAGTGACATCCAACACTACATTCGTTTCTATGATGAATCAGGTAAACAAATAATGAACCAATTCAAAGCTGGATGGGGTTGTCCGATAGGATGTAAAATTATTTTTGGAGAGTTAGGAAGATACAAAGCTATTCATAGAGTTGAGTTACCAGATGGAAGTCTTGAGATAACAGTGAGGAAGGTAGGGAAATAATGCATATTCAAATCAAAAACAGATACGACGAATCAGTAATATTTGAAGGTGAATTTGAAACGCTGTTATTGTCGGTTGAGGAGGCTGTGAGGAAAAACGCTAATTTGTACGATGCTAATTTGTACGGTGCTAATTTGCGCGGTGCTAATTTGCGCGGTGCTAATTTGTACGATGCTAATTTGTACGGTGCTAATTTGCGCGGTGCTAATTTGTGCGGTGCTAATTTGTACGATGCTAATTTGTACGGTGCTAATTTGCGCGGTGCTAATTTGTGCGGTGCTAATTTGTACGATGCTAATTTGCGCGGTGCTAATTTGTACGATGCTAATTTGTACGGTGCTAATTTGCGCGGTGCTAATTTGTGCGGTGCTGTAAATCTGAACAAATATTTAACTACTCCAATGTATATCCTAAAAGATCAAGTTGGAAAAATACGCGCATACAAACTCGTAAAAGAAAACGGCGAAGGCCCAATGAATGGAGGGATAAAATACGAAATAGGAAAAATCTATAATGTTGATGATGCGAATACAGATGAGAATGAAAACTGTTCAACAGGAATACATTTAGCAGGTCTTGATTGGGTAATGAAAGAATGGAAACAAGGATATAAAATATTGATTGCAGAATTTACGGCCGAAGACATCGCGGCAATCCCGATCGGGTCCGATGGTAAATTTAGGGTTTTTAAATGCAAAATTATTAAAGAGAAAGATTTAAAAGAACTAGGATTGGATGGTAAATAATGAAAACCCTAATCGCCAAAATTGCAGTAAATGTATTGGTAATAATTGTTTGTGTTGCACTGGCATATTTTACCATAGCAGACCACTATGCATTAGTAGAATGTAGGAGGTCAAACGACGCAATTGAAACAAGCAAGGAATGTCTTGCGACACTAAATGAATGTATTGACCAAGTGAATCACGCTTATGGGATTGCTGATATTTGGGAACAAACAGCACAAAATTGTAACAACAAAACAGGGAAGTGAGTGGTGAGATGAACAGCTCCATAAATGATAGATTTTTTATAAAAGTAAACAAAACAGATAATTGCTGGGAGTGGATAGGACATTTACAACGCAAGGGGTATGGTTGGTTTTCAATTAAACATAAATCGTATTTAGCGCATAGAATTTCTTGGATATTACACAACGGAGAGATTAAAGTATATTGGTTTTAATGACCAAGTTGACATTGCCGATAGATATTTAGAAATAAGGGAGTGTAAAAAATGACAACCCCACGTTTGTTTTTAAGGGAAAGCATAAATGGGCTTATTCGCCAATACAAAGAAGAGTTGCGCAGCAATAAGGCGATTAGAAAAAAATTAGATTTTAGAGAACCGGGTTACGGTTTTTTGCTTGGTGAAATACAAACGATGCAAGAAGTTATTAAAGACTTAAAAGATTGTATCATTAAGGATAAGTTAAAATGACAACCACACAAACCAAAATAAAAATATGCCTTTACTGCGAATCAATAGACGGTTTTTGTGATTCATGCATCAGTAATCGGTATATGAAAGTAAACGCTTATTTTGTAAATTGCCCTAATTGTGGATCAACTGGACCGATTGCACCAACAGCAAACAAGGCGGTTAAACTATGGAATGCGGCTTCACTAAACAAACAAATAGTTGATTTAGAATTTAAAAATGAGCAATTAGAAAAAGACATTGAAATGATTGATGGATGTAAAACTACATTTTTTGAACTAACAGAAACAAATAAAAAATTGTGTGTCGAACGCGATGAATTGCAAAAAGAACGAGACAAATACAAAGCAATATTAGACGCACAACAGGAACGTATTGATATAATGACGGGTAAAAGAATGTCAGAGGAGTAACAAATAATGAAAAGATATGAATTTAAAGAGCATAATCAATTATGGGACAATAAAGACAAATGCTGGATAATATGGGAAACAGTATCTGGCAAAATAGGCATCGGAGAAGAATTTAAAAAAGAATTGCTGCACGTATTAAATAATTATGGGAAGTCGTTTAAGAGATATAAGCAAGAAATGTCAACAACAGATGCCATGCATCTTAAGGGGTGTAGGTAATGAATGAAGGTCTAAAAAAAGCAATATTTGAATGCATACACGCAAACAAAAAACTTTATCTTGAAGAATCTAGTTTGATATTGGACGCAATAGAACCCCTAATCGATTACGATTACCAAGAACTCAGAAACTACTCTGAGAGTATGAAGGCTCAATCCGAAGAGTATGAATTAGAGGTGAGGCGATTAAAAGAAGAACTGGCAACAATAAAAGGTGCAATTATGAAAAATGATATAACTGTAGAGCATAGAGCTGATGGTAGCTATGCTGTATTTAGGACGGTTGATCTACTTGGCAACCAGGATGCCAGCAATCAATCCAACAAAAGCGCCACTAACGGCTCCAGCTCCAAGCCATAAAAACCAATTATTTGACGGTACTGGTTTTCCTATTTTAAGAACTTCTATTTGCTCTGATAGGTCTTTAATCCGTGTATCGCATAGTTCTTTTTCCGTGTTGATAACGGATTGACATACCTCAGGCCAACGCCAAAGGCACCGAAGCTTTGTGGACAAATACTGGCTTGTTTCAATCGGAATAAGTACTCCTCCTGGAGCGTTCGACACTTCTGGCAGATCCAACCTTGGGAGCACGTTTTGAGGTGATTCGCCCACTCCTCTCGATATCCAACACTCATTTTCCTTTAATGGCTCCGTTGAGATTATCTGCAGGATTACTAATAGCAGCATTAGACACCTCAATTTCTTTGTCTCGAAGCTTTTTTTCTTGTTCGGCGAGCAACTGGTCTTTTCTTATTGATTCCCTTAATTCGGCTTCAGCCTTCATGCGTTCTATATTTAGAACAATAGAACCTTGCTCGGATGTTCGCAACTTATTGGTTAATCGCCATGCAGCAAACCATCCCGACAGGGTAGCAACCAACACGGCGACTGATCCGCATAACCATATCCACATATTATTAAGCATTATGGATTAGAAGAGGTGTTATTATCGCTAATTTTTTTAGCTGTTCTTGCGGCTGTATATCCGAGTGCTGCCAATACTGCCAATAGGATTGTGGCAACTTTAGTCCACCCATCTGGTAATGAACCAGATTGAATCAATGCTCCTACGATAACCGATATTGTAATCCATAATTCTGAACGTGTTAAAATTGCCCATATGTCATTAAGCTTTGTCATAATAATCTCCTTAAATTTAGAAGCCGCATCACCATGACACGGCTTCAAGTACAACGTTAATTAAAAACAATACTACCATGATATTACTGATAATTACACGAAAAAGTTTCTTTAAAAACTCTGTTTGAATGAGAAGCATTTGCATCACCTGTCAATATTTCTAAAAAAAAGTGCTTAAGCTCATGTTGCAACATTTCTTCTCTGTGGTTGCCACCAATAGCTATTGATGCATTGTATCTATGGAAACAGGCCACATGCCTTTTTGCATCGTAACAATAAACCATTTCATCGTCTGTTATGGTAACAGATAAAAGAGATATAAGTGATTTATCCGCACCCATAAAATCAGCAACACATTCTATTGTTTTTTTAATTTGCTCTATATCAATATCGCTGTTCGAGTAATTATAGACAATTAATCCAGTAGAATCATCAAAAAGGAATGCTTCTTTACCTTCTGGACCCTGGGGTAAACAGCTAAATAAGCACAAGGAAAGCGTCAATATTTTGACTAAATTAAACATTTAAATATATCTTCTTTTCAGCATCATACCGCAAACACTCTTGCCTTTGATTGTCAGAAAGTCCTATATGTATCCAGCCCCCGTTAACAGACCTCTCGTCAATCAACTGGTCAAATCGCAAGTTCTTTCTTATAAAGTCAAATATAGCCTCATTGGTTGCATATCGAGCTACAAAATCTGCGGCATACCCTAAAATATGTGCACTACTGGGGCTGCCACCAATGGCGTCATTTAACTCTTTGCATCTATACCCAGATGTTACCCATAAAGGTCCATATTGATTTCTTACAGGTTCAAGTATTTGTTCACAAACCTTTTTAAGATTTGCCAAGCAAATTATATCTGGATTGTTATTGATATTTCTATGCTCAGTATGAGTCATTTCTTGCAATGAAAAATGATGTGATATATATTGCTGTGGCATTATTTTTTATCCTCTGGCACCAGAACAGACTTAGGCGTCACCCACTCAGTTATAACTCTTTCGCTATGACAATGGGGACATCTAAGCGTTCCGATGTTACTGCAAACATAAAACGTCTCTTCGCAACTGTTACACGTGCAACGCATCATGTCCTTCGCGATATATTTTTTAAAAGGGCTATTCATCATTATGCTTAAATCTCTTTCCAAAAATTGTATAAACCTTGTCTAAAGTATTTTCTTGAATTATCCGAATTGCGCAATCAACAGCACCCTCGTTATCGTCTTTTGGTTTATACCCGTTATTTAACAGCCAACGAGCCAATACGCTAATTTCATGTGCATAATCTCTTGTTTCGTTCATTGTCTATCATCATCCTCAAATTTAATTGTATCGGCTTTTACGTCCACATGCTC